AAAGCACTGCACCTCATCGACCCCGCTTATGTACAGCCGATGCCGCAGGAGGACGGGACTGTCAAGTACATAGTCGCCGGTATGGACAGTGCTGTCGACGCCGTGAACATGATTCACATCTTCCAGCACTGCGACGAGATGTTCAATGGCATTTCGCTTTTGAGATACGCCAGCAAGACCCTGAATGCGGCATGGGACACCGAGGACCAGTCCAACAAGTTCTATCAGAGGGGCGCCGGTCTGCTCGGCGTCTTGAAGGCGGCCGCACCGCTTACCGATGCACAGAAGACCCAGATTGCACAGAGTTGGGAGAAATCCATCAGCAAGACCGCCAGCGGCGGCGTGGCGATTCTTCCCCAGGGCATCGATTTCCAGGCAATTAGCGTGAATCCTGAGGACGCCCAGTTGCTTGAGAACAGGCAGTATTCCGTAATTGATATCTGTCGATTCTTCAATGTCAGCCCATTGAAGGTCTTCGACTACACCCATATGTCCTATTCGTCTCTGGAGCAAGTGACACTATCCTTCATGCAGGACACCATTCTTCCATACGCACAACTTATTGAAGATGAATTCAATAAGAAACTCTTCAAACCTTCGGAGATTGGAGAGTTCTATATCGACTTCGACTTCGCCTCCATCATCGGAACAGACAAGAAGACCGAGGCGGAATACTACAGGACGCTGGTCACCAATGGTCTCATCACCATCAGCGAGGCCAGGGAAAGGCTCGGTTTCGCACCTCTCGACGGTGACCAGTACAATGAGACCTACATGCAACTCTCCTATGGTTCTGTCAAGAACATAGCGGATGGTCTGTACATCAAGCAGAACCCGCAGGATGCGACCGGGGAGACCAAGGTGGACAATAAGACTACAACCAATGCGGAATGATGATTTGCAGCAGAAGACTATACAAGGGAAATGCCTATGACATCTGCCTTCCCCTCGCAGATTCAGGGGTGACCCTTGCGAGATTCTACACCAGGGGGGATGTAATTGTCGAGAAGGAACCGGAAATTAGTGGCGATAGCATGTGTTTTTCCTTCACCGAGGAAGACCTTGCGTCGCTGGAGGACGGCGTGCTCAGGTACCAGGTTGTGACCGACTACGAGACGACCGACACCAATTCCCCGTATGTTGTGGCCACCCCTGGGGATTACAGCGGAAGCACCCTCGAAGACCTCCTGGAAGACGCATACAACAGCGGATACACCGCCGGGTACGAATCCGGCTACACGGACGGCAAGGAGGAATGCGGTCCGGACTATTCCAGGGAATACTTCACCATCGAAGCCATGGATGATGGGAACTTGACCGTCAGATGTGCCTGCGACTATTCCATAAATGACGGTGAATGGGTTTCCATGACCGGGGTGACCGCAGTTCCCCTGAATGATGGGGACAAGGTCAGGTTCAGGGCTAATCTCGAGAGTGCGGAAAGCATGTTCGAAGGCGGGAACTCCATCGCCTTCATGGTGTATGGAAACATCGAAAGCCTCGTGCACGGCGATGATTTCCAGGGTATGGACACGTGCCTGTATGCACAATATATGTTTTACGATTGTAGTGGTCTGACAAGCGCCGAGAACCTCGTGCTTCCAGCCTCCGAACTGACACCCAGGTGCTACGCCTTCATGTTCTACGGCTGCACCAGCCTTACGACGGCACCGAAACTTCCTGCCATCACGCTGGCTGATATTTGCTACGCTGGCATGTTCTATGATTGCCGCAGTCTGGCACAGGCTCCCTCGCTTCCGGCGACCACGCTGGCGAACAATTGCTACGACTCCATGTTCTGGGGATGTACAATCCTCGCCTCCGCTCCCTCGCTTCCAGCCACCACGATGACTGAAAGTTGCTATTCCGGAATGTTCTTAAAGTGCACAAGTCTCGCCTCGGCTCCCTCGCTTCCGGCTACCACGCTGGCGAAGAGTTGCTACGACTCCATGTTCTCAGGTTGCTCGAGCCTAACCACACCCCCTGAACTACCTGCGACCGCGATGGCTGAAAGTTGCTACGCCAGCATGTTCCAAAACTGTAAAAGTCTAACCCAGGCGCCTGTGTTGTCTGCGACAACGCTCGCGAAGAACTGCTATTCCAGTATGTTCCTCAATTGCAAGGGATTGGCAACCGCCACAGCCCTCCCAGCCACCACGCTGACGGAAGGTTGCTACCAAAACATGTTCTCGAACTGTACCAGCCTGACGCAGGCACCTGCACTTCCCGCCACCACTCTGGCGAAGAGTTGCTATTCCAGCATGTTCTCAGGTTGCTCGAGCCTCACGACGGCACCGGTACTAACAGCGGCATCGCTTGTAGACAAATGCTATGAACACCTTTTCTTAAACTGCACATCCATGAACAGCGTCACATGTTTGGCAACCAATCCCGACTGCATGTCGTGCACGGCATACTGGCTGTCTAATGTCGCCGCATCCGGAACATTCGTCAAAGCCCCCGGTGCTTCCTGGTCAACAGGTTCCAGCGGAATACCGGCTGGCTGGACGGTGATAGAAGCATAATAGAATTGTTCATGTCAAATAAAAAGTATCTCTTCTAACACCTTCTTAATTTTACTTTTTTCCACCCCGAGTTCTTCGGGGTGGTTTTTTGTACCCCGGAGCGGCACCTTTTATATGAAATAAGAATTAAAAATCAAACAATCATGCAAATTAAGATTAATGGTGAAGCAAAATTCACTGCGAAGAAAGAACAGTTCGCTGTTGCACCTACTACCTCCGGGTATCAGGTTGCCTATTCCGCCGACGGCGAGAATTTTACTCTTGATGCTGATGCAGTGGTTCCTGCTGGCGAGAACCTTATCTACCTCGGTGCGATGACCTACGGATGGTACAAACTCTCCGGGAACACCGACAATGATGTGAACATAATCCTCTAATACCAGCGTACCATGATAGTAAACAAATACAACAAGGGAGGCGGTGGAAGCGGTAGCGGAAGCACCTACACCGCCGGTGAATACATACAGATTGAGAATGATGTCATTTCGGTTACCGGCATCACTCCCAGCGAGTACCTTACGACCGCCGACACCCAGGATTTCGTAACAGAAGCGGACATCACCGCCGCAACCTCTCCAATCCAGGAGCAGGTTGATGACATAGAGAGGGTGACTGCTACCGCCCTTACCGAACTCCATGATTCAATCATCGAACTCTCGGGTGCTACAAGCGGTTATGCTACCGAAGCATATGTAGATGCAGCAATCACCTCAGCGACGCAGGATTTTGTCAGCGAGGAGGACCTTACAGGTTATACAAGCCAGCAGGACTTCCAGGACTTCCAGGATGCGATTTCTGTGAAGGAGGAGGTCATAGCGAGTGCGATTACGGAACTTCATGACAGCATTCCGGATGTGAGCGATTTTGTGACCTCTGGTGATGTGGCCACGCAGATAAGCACCGCCACCGCCGATATGGTTGAAAGCACCGATGTACATACCATGGTGAAACTTACCCAGGCACAGTATGATGCACTTACAACCAAGGACCCTAACACATTTTACATAATTATTGACTGATATGAGATACTTGAAATCTTTTATAAATGATGCGGCAATCCAGGAGGCGATAGATAACAAGTCCCTGGGTAAGCCATATGTGGCTCTTAATGAGAGTGCAGGTACTATTGACTGGAATGGGAAAACACCTACTCCTGAAGGTTATTATGTTATAGACAATCACGGGAATTTTTATCAATTGCAAGAAGGCGGTACCGAAAGTGATATAGCAACTGGCTCTTTTACTAAACCGGCTGGTGTTGGAATAAGTTTATATCATGATGGTGTTTTGGTGAACTTGACTCATGGTAATGTAATAATAACCAAAATGTGTAATGAAGATGTACTTGACAGCTGGTGGGAGTATACAACTTTTGGCCAGCCAATTGAAAATTATTGTTCTCAAAAAGAACTTGAGTTCTTTAATTCTGGGACTTTAGATAGTGATGAAGTATCAGTAGAAATAAGGTTGTATAATAATAGTTCCGGAGGGATTGATGCCAATATTGCTTTCTATTTACAATCTTGCGAAGAATAATAACTAAAATAATTTAAAAATGGTAAATCACATCAACAAATACGCTGACGCACAGGCAATCCAGGACGCACTTGACGCCGGGACGCTTGCCAATCCATATGTGGCGATGACTTCTGCTGGCACGCTTGACTACAACTCTCTCCAGCCGACACCTCCTGCACCTTCAACCATGGGTACTTGGAGTGATGATGGACAGGGCGTCTACACCTTCCAGATTACAGAGACAGACACTACATATTGGGAGAACCCTGTAAACATCGGCTCGCTTGACGGCGTCTACTACCAGTTGGCACTAATGGACATGGATGTGGTCATTTCATGGGACCCGGTAAATTGTTGGTGGCACATGGAATTGCAAAATGCGAACCTGAGCGATTACCCTGGTTATGAATTTCTAGTAGGCGCGGCGGATACATGGTATCAAGAGAGTGTCATGACAGAACCTGATGGCTCAAGCGCCTCTCTGGAAGTGGACTGGGATGGAGTGGACACATTCGTCTTCCAGCGTAATTCTTCCGTCTCGGGTCCGGCTCTCCAAATGACCACCATAGACCCTCCATATCCGGCAGGTGAGTAGGGTAGGAATCATAGCGATAGCCAGGAATGAGGCTCTGTACATCCGGGAGTGGGTGGACCATCATCTGGACATCGGCTTCGACAAGATAATCCTCGCCGATAATGACGACGAGTTCATCCTCCCCGGGATTATAGAGTACCCTGCGGTCATCCATGAGGACTACTGCGGTATCGACAAGGTCCAAGCCCTGGCATACACCGAACTCTACCAGAAGTACAAAGCGGACTTTGACTGGCTGCTCTTCATCGACTGCGACGAGTTTGTGATGCTGGACAACCAATACCGGGATATCCATGACTTCCTGGACCGCTTCGACTGCGATGTGGTGCGTATATCCTGCAAGCACTTCAGCGATAATGACGCACTTGACACCCTTGGGGACTACCGGGTGGTTGAGAGGTTCAGGGACCCCTACTACACATCCCTTGATACCTTTGTCAAGAGTTTCATCAACACCAGGGTTGAACTTGGAGAGAGGAAGATATACGGTCATGGAATATATGACAAGACCCTGGATGCGAGGAATGCCCTTGGCGACCCCTGCGAGAACACAAACCAGCACACCCAGAGGATTGTCCACGAGCGGTGCTGGCTGAACCACTACCGCACGAAGACCATCGGCGAGTACATCAGGCAGAAGATGTTCAGGGGTGGGGCGAACAACAATCCAGGAAGATATGAGAACTGGGAGAAGTATTTCTTCGCCACCAACCGCAGGACCACCGAAAAGGTAGATTATGCTAATAAGTTGATAAACAAGTTAAAGAATGAACACTAAAACAGATATTTCAGCGGCTTATGTCGGCTCCACCGGGGTTGACAAGCTCTGTCTTGGGAATGAGGTTGTGTGGCAGAGCACGCCCCCGGCACCGGTGCCTTATGATGAGCAGTACCTGACCTTCAAGATAACCAGTCCTGGCACCATCAGGTTCGGAAAGGTCGCCTTGGTCTCACAAAATGCTAAAGATGCCCCTACGGTCACCATCTACTACAAGGTGAACAGCGGCGACTGGACTGAAATCACTACGACAACCGCCGGTACGGTCTTTAATGTGGTTTCAGGCGACACGGTCCAGTTCAAGGGTGATAATCCATTCTATGGGCGTCTAAACATACCCGGTGTTGTAACAACAGCCAACTCCTTCAGCGGAAGCACGGCTTCTTTCAACATCCAGGGAAACATCATGTCCTTGATAGACAGCCAGAATTTCAAAACCATAGACCAGACATGGGTCGCTGCAGACCATGATTCTGCTTTTTACAATTTGTTCAAAAATACCCATGTGGTGGATGCTTCCAATCTCGTGCTTCAACCGAGCGGAGCGACACAAGACATCTTGGCTGTAAGCATTTACGCATACATATTCCAAAATTGTTATGACCTTATAGCCACTCCGGAACTTCCAGAAACTGATAGTGTGCCTAGATATTGTTACAGCTATATGTTCAGCGGTTGTAGAAGTATTACCACAGCACCGGCACTTCCTGCCACTACGCTGGCAACCTATTGCTACACCGGTATGTTCGATAACTGCGATAGTTTAGTATCTGCGCCGGCCTTACCTGCAACATCACTTGCTGGTAGTTGTTATTCAGGAATGTTCCGAGGTTGTAACAATCTCACGGCCGCACCTGTCCTGCCAGCCACTACACTTGCAGGTGCTTGCTACAAGAACATGTTTGCCGGTTGTACCAGTCTCACAACATCTCCTGAACTGCTTGCCACCACTTTGGCGAACAACTGCTACGCAGGCATGTTCAGCGGCTGTACATCACTCAGCACCATCACCTGCATAGCATCCGTAAATGGAACATCTTACACCGATACCTGGGTAAAGAATGTTGCCGCCACAGGTACCTTCTACGAGGGTGCTAATGCAACAGGATGGCCCACAGGTGTTAATGGCATACCAGTCGGTTGGACAGTCCAAAACTATATTGACCCTAATGCACCTGTCCTCAAGATAACCGGACAAAGCATAACAGGAACAAGAGCAGCAGACTACTATGAATGGGCAGGTCTTGTCCAGTATTCAGGCACATCCTTCACCATCGAGGCTAATAGTGTTCCTATCACCGCAGATACCTGGGATTACAGCGAGAACTACATAGACGCATGCGGAGAAGAAAGCGAGATATCACATGACACAGGAACCACCACGAGCGTATTTGAAGTGTATTCAGGTTATATAAGTTATGTGACTTACGACTTTAACAACAACTCTGTTGGCTATAGTTCGTATGATGACCAGACAAGCGACGACCCAATAACCATATGCGGATGCCAGGGAAATTGCTGGGATTATGAGAACCAGGAATGCGTGGAATGCCCTCAATCCTGCGAGGACCAGGGTCTCTGTGATGACGGTGAAGGAAACTGCGTGGAATGCGACCCTTGTGAAGATTGGGGAGGTGCTGGCTATTCCAGTTATGAGGAATGCATGTGTGCCGAACATGGCGAAGGATGCGAGGAACCAACAGACCCTTGTGAAGATTGGGAAGGTGCCGGTTATTCATCCTACGAGGAATGCACCTGTGCCGAAAGAGGTGAGAACTGCCCTGAAGAAGGCGGGGAGGAAGAAGGGGAATGATATCCGCCCCAGAGAAACAGGGGTTTCCACATATTTTTCAATGGGTCGCCATTACCGGCGGCCCATTTTTATGTGCTGTCATCCGGAAAGCCACCTTTTGTATAAAATAGTTGATTATGGAAAAAGAAATTAGACAATACAGTGTGGAGTTCAATGCCGCTCCTGATGTCGCTACCATAGAGGGTAGGGCTATTCCTTTCAACACCCCTTCACCAAACAGGGAGGGATTCAGGGAGACCATCGCTCCAGAGGCGGTTGAAGGCGTGTTCGAGAAGTCTGATGTGTTCCTTCTCTACAACCATGACAAGTCCAAGGGATTCCTGGCCAGGAACAAGATGGGCAAGGGTTCCCTCAAGATTGATGTCAGGGAGGACGGCGTGTATTTCTCATTCGTACCGGGAGAGGACAACCTTTCCATGTATATCAAGGACCGCATCCAGAGGGGCGACCTTGACGAGATGAGTTGGGCTTTCACTGTTGAGCAGGACACCTGGGTTAAGGGTGCAGATGGCGTATACGACAGGACCATCAACAAGTTCGACCACATCTACGACTTTTCGATTGTGGACCAGTCATACTACGGAATCGAAGGTGCGGTGAAGTGTGCGAGATTCGCAGAAATCCAGGAGGAGGAAAGACTGGCGAATGAGGCGAGGATTGCAGAGGAAGAGAGGATTGCCCAGGAGAAGAGGGAGGCAGAAGAAGCGGAGAAGCAGGAGAAACTCAAAGAGTACTACGAATCCATCAGGGAAGCATACAAGGAAGCCCTGGAGAAGGAAGATGAAATGAATAAGAACTAAAAATACTTTAAAAAATGCGTATTAGATTTGGCCGCAATGATGTCATCGACACCAAGGAACTTAAGGAACTTGTAGAGAAGTCGAAGGAACAGGAGCAGGAACCCGAAGAGGGTGGTGAGGAATCCGGTGAGTAGTATGAAAAAGGTGGGTTAAATCAGCCCACCTTTTTTATATCACATTCCCTTGGATTTTCGCTTCTCCATTTTTTAAAATCCTCCACAGACATGCCCTGCAGTTGCCGGTCTATGTTGCATATTCCGCAGGCACAGATGCAATTCTCCGGAGTATGGGGAAGGGAGTTGTCAATTCGGTCGCACCCCAAGTGTTTCCAGTCGCTATCGCCGCAATAGACACAGGAAGAAGAGAATATGTGGTCAAGCACCCACCCCGGGGTTAGGCTAAATCCATCCCTTCCTTTCTCAATATCACTATATTTATACCTGGACACCAAGTGAGTTGCCCTACCATATGGTGTTTTGAAATATTCCCTGGTTGATTGGAGGTGTTTTTTTCTATTGTTTTTCCTCCATTCCCTTTTCTTGGCATTTTTCTTCTCTTTGTTTCTTTGGTAGTGTTCAGCCGAGTATTTTAATCTTTCTTCCCGGTGCTCCAGATAGTATTCTTTATCTTTTTCTGGGTGGCCTGTTCGATACCTTTCCTGGGCTTCTCTTTGTTTGGCTTTTCTTCTCTCATATTCTACCTCCCAGGAGGACTCTCCATACCTGGCTATGTACTCATCTTTTTTCAAATATCCCATATTGCAAATATACACATTTTATTATTAAAAAAATTGTCCGCAAAATCGCACCTTTTATATAAAATGACAATTGTTATGAATGCACTTGAGATGAAAGAACAAATCATCCGCATGCAGGACGAACTCGATGCCATCATCAACACAGGTGAGGCTGAGAACCGCGAACTCAATGAGGATGAGACGAACAAAATGGCAGAACTCCGGACCGGGATTGAAGAACTCAAAGCCCAGGTTGCCGAGGAGGAAAGAAAAAATGTAGAACTAAATAAGAATAAATCTAATGTTAAAATGGAAAAAGAAGTTAGACTCTTTGATTTGATTAAAGGCATCGTCGAGAACAACATCTCTGACGAGCAGAGGGCTTTTGTCCAGGGCAACCAAATCAACTACCGTGCTGCTATCCAGGCAACTGTTGAAGACCATGGTGAGGAAGTCGTGCCCGAGGATAAAAAGCGTCTCGAACTCGCAATCCGCAATGCTTCCGTGCTCAACCGCATCGGAGCCACTTGGTTTGGGAATGCACAGGGCAACATCAGCATCCCTAAGTACTCCGGCTCCCAGGTCTTCTGGGCAGATTCTGAGAATGCTGACGCTGCAGACGGCGCTGGCACTTTCGAGGAAGTGACCCTTTCTCCTAAGCGTCTTACCGCTTACATCACCATCAGCCGCCAGTTCCTGGCACAGTCCCCTGAGGACGCTGAGGGTATCCTCATCAATGACCTCGCAGCCGCTATCGCTGAGAAGTTTGACAAGACCGTCTTCGGTTCCGAATCCGGCAGCACCGCGCAGCCTGCAGGTCTCTTCAATGCCGACGCTGATTACCTCGTAAGCGGCAAGACCCTCGCCGACATGTCATTCGACGATGTCCTCGACCTCGAAGAGGCTGTGGAGGAGAAGAATGGCACCAACTTCATCTTCGTCGCTGACCCGAAGGTCAAGTATGCTCTCCGTGGCACTCAGATGGCTTCCGGCCTCCAGTTCGTCTGGGAGAATGGCGAAATCGACGGTCGCAAGGCTGTGGTCTCCAACTCCGTAGAGGAAGGTGGTCTCCTTGTTTTCGACCCTCGTGACCTCGCTGTCGCAATCTGGCCTGAGACTGTGGTGACCGTCGACCCGTACACGCTCGCTGGCAAGAACCAGATTAAGGTTACCGTCAACTTCCTTTGTGACGCTGTGCTCAAGGGCGACCGCATCTCCGGTGCTGTTTTCGAATAATAGTCTAACAATCATATATACCTTATGTACATCGAATTGGATTACGCAAAGAAGCATCTCAACATCGAGCCGGATTTCACCGAGGACGACGAATACATCCTTGGCCTCATCGATGCAGCTGAGCAGGCGGTCCGTGTTCATGTAAATGAGGATTTTGATACGCTTGCCGAACAGAATGGGGGTTGTCTTCCAGCCCCCATCCTCCAGGCGATGTTGCTAGCAATCGGAAACTGGTATCAGAACAGGGAACCGCTTGGCACCAGGACGCAGGCACTGCCCTTCAATTACCAATACCTAATAGACCTTTACAGAAACTACTACAACTAAATGATTTACAGCGGTCAACTTACAGAAATACTTGAATTCTACAAGGTTGTAGAGACACAGAGTGAAAGTGGATACAAGAGCACCCAGGAGAAGTTCATGTTCAAGGTAAGAGCCGAAAGGGTCAAGAACAAAGAGACATACCTGGTTGATGCGGAGGAACTCTTCCACTCAAGCGAACTTACATTCAGGTTGAGGAACAGGAAGGAAATCGATGAAACCAACATAGTTGTGTACGATGGTCAGAGGTACAGGATAACCAGCATCGACAAGTACATCAGGGACAACAACCAATTGACAATAATCTTGCAAAAGATAAATGAGTAATGATTTGCAACAATACATTAAATAGTTACCAGAAGTGGTTCATAGGTAATGACATCAGGGACATACTGCTTGCCGATTCCGGGGTCTCATCCCAGGTGAGTGCCGAGCATATCTACCCTCTTGTCGCACCCGAGAACACGAAAGGCGACTTCATAGTGTACATAAGGCAGAAGTACGGCAAGGATACTGTCAAGCAGGGTGTTTACCAGGATGACTGCGAAGTTGCGGTGATTGGGGTAAGCGAGAATTATGACAATGCAATTGCTCTCGCTGCGAAGATAGACAATGCCCTGACAGGTACGCATGTGAATGAAGACGGCAAAAGGATTGACATAATCCTCATTGACAGCACCGAGGTGTTCGATGACAACAAGTACATCGAGACCCTGGTGTTCAAGATAAACTAAAAATAAGAATTAAAATCAGATAAGAAATTATGGCATGGAGTGTTAACACAGACCTCGTCAAAGGTAATGACATGTGGTTGTACCTTGTTGACCTTTCCGGTGGCACTATGACCAGCGGCATGGTTCAGAATGCAAAAGTGCTTGCGTACAGCCAGTCTTGCTCCTTTGAAATCAACAGCGACACCCTCGATGTGACCACGAAGCTTTCTTGTAGGTGGAGTGCCGTCATGCAGGGTAATGCTTCCTACACGGTTAATTCCGACAACCTTTACTGCCTCCAGTCGAGTGCCGCTGCAAATGGTGCTATGACTGTGGATGACCTCTTCGAGGCTATGGTTGAAGGTGAGAACATCGGTTGGATTATGGCACAGGATAGTTCCGATGAATGCGGAACCGTCGGTGGACCTGACACGACCAAACCTTATTATTATGGGGAAGGCGCAATTACCAGCCTTTCTATAACCGCCGGGAACAACGAAATCTGCACGAGTTCCATTACTATTACAGGTTCCGGTGAGCCTAATAAGGGTTAATAGGAAGCGACTATTCATCATCGCAGACGGGGAGTGGCAATCGGGCCGCTCCCTTTTTGTATTCTCTAAACTCTTCTACAGTCCATCTATCTCCTCTTTGTGCATTACATGATAAACAAGCACAAACACAATTCTCCGGGGTGTGAGGTAAAGTGTTATCAACCCTATCACAGCCAAGTTTAGTCCAGTCACTTTCTCCACAATATGTACAAGAAGAGGCGAATATGTTTTCCAATATCCACTTTTGAGTAAGGGTGCATTTTCCTCTACCTGTTTCTTCATCAACTCTTTTGTAACTTCCAAGCATACTTTTAGCCCTACCCCTGGGTGTTTTTATATAATCTTTTTGGGCATCAGCATATTCTTTTTTATGCTCTGAATAGTACTGTTTGTGTGCTTCTTTTAATTTTTCCCTATTGTTTTCCTTGTACTTTCTTTTAGATGCCAATTCCCGCTTTAATTTCTCTTTCCAGGCTTCCTCTCCGTGCAATTCTATGTATCTTTCTTTTTTCATTCCCATGTAGCAAATATACAAAAATTAAAAATAAAAGATGTCAGCCCCGGGCTGTCCTTTTCCATTAAAAAAGGATAGATGTGGAAATTGTTTCATAAAAAGAAGGAAGAGACAAAACAAGAGCATACTGACTTCTCAAAATACAAGATTAAGGTAAATGCGAAGGTCATGTGTGCATATGAAGCCATGACCGGGAAACCTTTTTTGAAGGTAGGCACCGAGGACGAGATAAAGCATCTTTTCTATTGCTCCCTGGTGGTGAACAATGATGATTTCTCCACGATGGACTACGAGACTTTCGAGTTCCTGGTTCTCGACAATGAGGTTGCAATGTGGCTCAGCAATGAGTATATCAAAATAGGAAAGTTCATATCCCAGTTCAAGACCGACATCGGCGACGAAGAAGAAACAGCCGGGGACGGAGAAGGAAATGACAAGATATTCTACATGCTTGATGTGATTCCTGGGTTGATAGTGAGAATGGGGCTTGACCCAAACTATGTGATGTACAAGATGGAGGAGTGGGAGATTTCATACTATTACAGGATAATGCAGGACATGGACAGGAACAGGCTTGCTGAGGAAAGGCTGTGGACATACCTGCAGGTTCTTCCTCATGTGGGCAAGAAACTGGCTGGGCCGGAGAAAATGCTTCCATTCCCATGGGAGAACAGCAAGAAGAAGGTGGAGAAGGAACTTGAAAAGAACACAGCCGCTGCGATGGCTTTTTTGGGAGGAAATAAAAATGGCAAGGAACCTGACGATAGAACTGAGCAAGAGTGATGTGATTGCGGTCAACAAGTGGCTCGAGAAGATGGACAAGGTTGACCAGGGCAATACGATACAGTCCGCTTTGAGAGAGGGGGCTAAAATAATCATGGACGCAGGTAAGTCGAACTTGGCGACCAGGAACAAGACAAAGACTGGCAACCTGAAAAAGTCTTTCCGCATCAAGGTGGTGAAGAAGAAGGCGTATGCCCTTTCTGGATTCAAGAGACCTGGCGGCAATCACTCGTATTTGATTGACAGGGGTACGGACAAGAGGTACACCAAGAAAGGATATTACAGAGGCAGCGTATCAAAGGGAAGCCCCAACAGGGGTAGCATGTTCTGGACTGACGCTGTCCAGGCAAATGGAGGGAAGGCGGTCGACAGGCTTATGTCAGCAATATATGACGCTCTCGCCAAAATAAACAATAGGTAGAACAAGATATGGCAAAGAATTCGCAAACTTTTAATGCCAGCATAAGGCTTAACACATCCCAGTTCAAGAAGGGTATAAATGAGGTCCAGAAGAGTCTTAAATCGCTCCAAAGGTCCTTCCTGTCTGTGGCTGGTGCACTCGGTCTCGGTCTCAGTTTCCAGAGGCTCGGCTCGTCGCTTCTTGACACTGCGACGAAACTTTCCACAGCGAAGAATGTCTTGGAGAATGTGTCGAAGGAGGTTGGAGAGTACGGGCAGAACCTTGAATGGCTGAGAAGGATATCCAATGAGTATGGCCAGGACATGGTCACGCTCATAAACTCCTTCGCACAATTCAGGGCGGCCGCATCCACATCGAAACTCTCCCTGGAACAGATGAGGGACATCTATGAATCCCTTACCAGGGCTGCAGGTGCATTCCATCTTTCTTCGGAAAGGACGAATGACATGATGATGGCTGTGACCCAGATGATGTCCAAGGGAAAGGTTGCCGCTGAGGAACTTCGCAGGCAATTGGGTAATGTCCTTCCCGGTGCATTCAACCTCATGGCACAGGCGGCTTACAATGCCGGTATCATCACTGAAAACAGCACCGCCGCCCTCGAAGATGCGATGAAGAAGGGCAAGGTCATAGCGGAGCAGGTCCTTCCTGAATTCGCAAAGCAACTCGATGTTGTGACCGAGAATGCGAACTTCGAATCGCTCCAGTCCTCAATCAACAGGTTGAAGAACTCTTGGACCGAAATGGTTGACAATGGCAATTTCGAGGGCATGTACAAGGGCATCATCGACGAGGCCAACAAGGTTGTGCAATATTTCTCTTCCGGGTTCTGGACCAAGATTTCATCTCTGATAGCCGGTGTGTTCGGCGGTACTGTGGTAGCAGGTGGATTCAAGAAGTTCAATGCCGGGGTACAGGAAATGAGGGTCGCCGCAGAAGCGGAGTTCAACAAGATTTATAAATCAGCCGATGCTGTAAGCGATAAACTTGCAAAAATATATGGGAACAGACCCACAAGGGGGGCTGGCATAGATATGCACTCCACCAGGATGCCTGGAGGTAGAAGGGGTGTATCATTCCTTCAGGTGAATGAAAGAGACATCACCAATGCCCTAAGTACTGATAAAATCCTAGAGGCAAAAAAGGCGGTACTCGAATACAATGAATCGCTTCTTAAACTGAATGATGCCGCTAAAAGTGCTGGTTCCAGGGGCGTCTTTACAAATGCTGACATATCCAGGATAGAGAAATACAACAAGTCATTGAAGTCATCAATCGGCACGATGAGCGGTGCTGGAGATTATTTCGGAAAACTTCAAAAAGACGCAAGTTTCGCAAATGCAGCCATAACAAAACTCGGAAACTCGGTCAAAGTGCTTGGCGGAATACTTAAATCAGCCCTTTACTCCATGGCAATCGGTGCTGTAATCGCAGGTATTACCGCACTCATAGGCAAGATAATAGAAGCGAGGAAAGAGGCCAAGAGACTTGCTGGCATTGCTGACGAAATGGTGGATAGTGTAAACAAGGCTGGAGGAGAAAACAGCAAGACGCTCATCCAACTTACACAGATAAGGAAGGCACTCCAGGGGATTGAAGGCGATTCCAGCAAGATTGGTCAAAAGACGGCACTCATCGGTCAGGTGAACAAGGCTCTCGGGCTTACCGGAGACAAACTCCTTAATGTCGAGGATGACATCAAGACGAAGGTCATACCTGCCATCGACGAGTACATAAAGAAGATTAAGGAGACGGCCAAACAGCAGGCAATCCTTTCTCTTGTCCAGGAAAAGACATCGAAGGTAATACAACTAGAGGCTGAGAATGCCGCCTACACATCCGACCCGAACTACGGAAAGACCCAGACATACAACAACTGGAATCCAGGAGGGAACTTCGGTGGCGCTTCCATGGAGGTTTCTACCGGTCTCACGAAAGAGGCGTACAAACTCCAGAACAAGGTTGACAAGAACAACAAGGAGATTGCCGCCCTCAATGAGGGTATCGAGCGAATCATCAAGATGGCAGACGAGGGTACCCTGTCTGCTTTGTATAGCGGAAGCGATACTGTTGAAATTGTTAACAACAACACCAATTCTGGTGGCACTGAAACAAAGAAGGACACCCCGCAGACAGTACTCAATAAGTACAAGGAGGAACTGAAGAAACTTGAAAACCAGTACAAGTCAGGTGCGATACTCGCAGACAACTACAAGAAGAAAGTCGAGGAACTCAACCAGAAGTCCTTCGAGGAACTTTCCGCTTTCGGATGGGACGAGGCTGTAAGGGGTCTTGCCACCGGTGCTGACAAGGCTCTTGCGGAAGAACTCAAGAAGACGGCTACAGCCAAACTGCTTGAAGGGCTTGACGACCCTGAGGCGATTGCGGAGTTCGACAAGGCTATGGACGAAGAGGCCGACAATGCCTTGAAGAAGTTCCAGGAGGCTTGGAAGCAGTTCCTTGACTTCAAGAAGAAGAACCCTCTTTTCAACAAGGTGGACACTTCCGACGATTACATGTACTCAAGGAAGAAAGGTAAGGGGCAGAGTTATTCGGAATACGAAACCCACTACAACAGCGAATACCTTGACGCATACCAGAAGTATGTGGATGACCTTGAAAACTACAAGGAGGAACTCCAGAATGCGATGAATGACATGATGGACCCTGTCTCCCTGAAGAGGATGAATGAACTTCTCCAGCAGACCATCGACAAACTGGAACTTGCAAAGCAGTCGGTAAAGGACCTGAAGACCAAGGCGAACATCGCAGAACTTGAAAAGGATATAGCGGACCTGAAGAAGGAAGGTCTTGAGAACATTTTCTCATCCATCACATCGATAGCGGACGGCATGGACAGGCTTTACAGGGCTGTCCAGTCAATACGGCAGATAAATGACGAGACCTGGAAGAGTGAAGAACTTGAGAAGTTCCTCACAGGGCTTAATGCAATCATCCAGGCTTTCGAGGTGATGAAGAGCATCATAGAAGCGGTGAATGCCGTCACGCAGGTCTATTCCAAGATTAAGGAGAAGAGTGCGATGAAGGCTATTGCCCTTAATAAACTTGAAGCCATTTCCGAGGGTGAGAAGGCTTCCGCCGCAGGTGCGGCAGCGGCTGCAGGTGCGGGTTCATCTGTCGCTTCGATTCCATTTGTCGGTCCGGCTCTTGCGGTGGCCGCAATTGCGTCCGTAGTAGCCGCACTCACAATCGCCGTAAGCAAGTTGCATAAATTTGCAAATGGTGGTATTGTGGATGGCTCCACGACCGGAGACAGAAACCTTATCAGGGTGAATGGAGGCGAAATGGTGCTTAACAAACAACAGCAGGCGAACCTCCTTGCCCTGGCTAATGGAAAGGGCAAGGGTGCCGGTGGGTCGGTTGATTTCCGCATCAGGGGTACCGACCTCGTGGGTGTGCTCAACAATGAAATGGCAAGAAGGAAAGGTTGACACCTTTCCTTTTTGTTTTGTCAGCCCCGGGGGGTCCTCTTCTATTAAAAAGCGATTATGAGCGGATACAAGGGATATTTCAATAGTTTGAAATGCAGCAAATACGAGGTGAGGATTACGCCGAGCGGTGACACTTCTGGTGTCTACGAGGAAATACCTCTCGCCGCCGACGAGCCTTTTGTTGTCAGGTACAACACCAGCAACACTCCCTTCGAGCCGGTAAGGACATCCACCGCATCCATAAAGATAGTGAATGACGAGTATCTTTACGATGCCCTGTCCAACTGTGCCCAGGGGACGAAGGTTGAACTCCTGAACATCACGGATGCGGCTCATCCGGCTACGGAGTGGGTTGGCTTCCTTACCCCGAAGGTGTACAATGCCGGTTATGACAGCTGCTGGGAATCATTCGACCTGGAGGCCGCCGACTGCATATCCTCCCTTCAGTACATAGACTACGAGGAAATGAATGGCGGAGGCATCACCAACATCAAGGACATACTCGCCCAGATTTGCAATGCCACAAAGGAATTGGAGGGTTTCTACTGGACCAGGAGCAAGAAGGTGAACAATGCGGTCCTGCTTCCTGGGCAACTCTCCATATCCGAACACAACTTCCAGACGAATGACACCGAGGAATACTGGAAACTGAATGAGGTCCTGCAGGAGATTTGCAGGTATCTCGGCTTTACCTGCTTCCAATACGGAAAGAGGATGTATTTCATAGACTACCAGTACCTGGAGACCCATGACGACATCTATGCTACCTGGTTCTCGAAAGCCGGTAACTATTCCACCGGGACATCCACACATCTGGACAGTGCATACACTGTGACCGCCAAGTCCTACATGGGAAATGGTGCGTCGATAAGCCTGGAGCCGGTCTATAACAAGGTCACGGTCAATGCGAACATGTATGCCGTGGAGGATTTCATTCCGAACCCTTTCGACGACGAGTTCCTCACCAACAGGATAGACAGCGGAAACTCATTTGCGAGTGTTGAGATTCCGCCATACAGGAACAGCACATCCCAGGACCACCCATACAACCAGTGGTACCCGAATGGAGGTGTAATGGGCATAACCCAGTCTTGGAAAATGGAGGACGAGGCTGATGACCGCTACATCTACCACATGAGACCTTATGACCACAAACACTGGGAAAGCGTATATACGACCATCACCGGTGGCAGCGTCGTAAACCCAAGTGCCGCTGAACAGGCTTCTTCCGGGATAACAAAGAATTACAGGGGAGGCACTTTGGTCGACCTTGGGGTGGTTAGGAAGGACCACAAGAGCGAGAGCAATCCGGCACAATGGATAATCCCTTCAAAGATGGACTACACCAGATATCTTTGCATAAGCGAGAAACACACAAATGACCATAGCGGAAGGACCAGCACCGACAAGGGAAACAGGAAGGTTGTTTTCAAGTTGAAGGATGGTTATCACTCGAAGGCGATGCTTGACAGCAAGTGTTTCCTGGTCCTCAACTGCACATGCCTTTTCGAGAGGTATGACAACTGCAATTACATCAACCCTGACTGGGTGGACGCACCGCAGAAGAAGAGGGGAACAGAGGCAGGAACATGGCATGACAGCATACCGAGACCTTCTTTCAGAATCAACATCGGGAACAAGGGGTGGAGTTCTTCCGACAATGCGTGGGTCACCGCCGGAAGCGTATCCGACATATGCAGACCCCAGATGAAATGGGATGAGAGCAACTTTTCCTATTGGAACAAGAGCATCGATGTGCTGAACAATGTGTCATGGATGGACAAGGTCAATGCGGAAGGCATAAAGATACCTCTCAGCGGAGTGGACACCACCCAGGAGATAAAGTTCGAGATAATCAACCCGGACCCCACTTTCTACGGGAACACCGGAAACCCGAACTGGGAGCACAAGTGGTACAACATGAATTCCTATTGTTGGATTTCTGACCTTTCGCTTACCGTGGCCAGAGAGGGTGAATCAGACCTTGGAAATGACAGTGATGTGGTCTATGATAAAGATGGTGTCATGGACGAGTGTTCTGTCAATGACCTCGGAGAAATCAGGGTAAGGATAACCACCTTTACAGACAAAGTAAGGCCTTCTTACAGTCACATGATTATCGGCAACAAGTTCCTTGAAGGTGTCCTTGAAGAGGCTCTTGGAAACAACAAGGCACAGAAACCGGAAGAGAACATCATACAGAAGTATGTGCATCAGTACCAGACGCCGACCAAGAAGATTACGCTTCCGCTTCCGGTCGGAATCAAGCCATTCCAGAAACTCTATGGAGTGAATGTGGATGATGCGTCCGAAGGATATGTCCAGTTGGGTACGGAACTCGACTACAGGATGGGGAGACAGACAATAACTGCGGTACAAAAAGAAAAGTAATGAGCGAGATACAATTTACACAGAAGACCATAGCCCCGGCCGGAAGGAACAAATACGGGAACTACCTGTCGAAGGGCAATGTGACCAAAAGCGTGGTGACCACCACCTATGCTGGAAATGACACCACAACCACAATCGCCGACACGGGAGGGAACCAGGATACCACCACAACCGATTTCTACTGCATGCTGGCACAGACGAATGCCACTTTCAACAGCGTCGACCTCTCCCAGGGGGCGACAGCATCCACTGTGGTAATAGCGTACAAGGGGTATGACAAGGGATACACCTACATCTGCGATTTCGATGCGGTCACCGCCACGACCGACGGCGACGGAAACATAGTGGAACTCGTACCGCCTGAGAACATGGGTGTGAGGAATGTGCCTTCTGGCATTACCGTATCATTCCAGAACAATGGAACATCGGCTACCACTATATCTTTTGCCGCAGACAGCCTTCTTACCGGGAACACCGGCTCGATACAGATTCCGGTGAATGTCTACAAGAGGAAGGACAACATACCGCTCCCTGACGACCTGTACAACTGGTACGAGCACAAGGAGGATTGCGAGGTTGTGTGGCTCGAGTGGGTGTGGAATGTGAACAGGACATCTTCCACCAACTACACTCTGGACCTTTCCAACCAGACGGCACAGGTGAACTGCGATTCGGCGGGAACCCTGTATCCGAACTCGATTGCTGTCCTGGGATGCTCCGCAACCACATATTACAATGGTGCAATAGCCACCGGAATCACATATTCGGTGAATGTCAACAGTGCATTCGCCGCAATCGGCATCAACTCGGCGGTCACCAACAATGTGCTTGTGCTGACCTTCAATTCAGGTGGAACCAGCCAGTTCTACTGGAACCCGAACTATCCTTCCCTGCCGATAGACATAGTGGCGTCGAAGGATGGTCAAGCCCTGGCGACGAAGACCATGACCATATCCAGGAACTATCCCGGGGCTGGTGGAACACCGGCCCACACCAGGTACATAGTGACCGACTATGATGTTGTCCGCTACGACCCGAACACAAGTGCCTTCACCCCTTCTCAGGTTGTAGGAAAGGTGATGCTGCAGGTGGGAGACCAATTGCCAGTATATGATAGCAGCGCAACCATCTATCAGTGGTACAATGACTTGGAGACCGGTGCCACCCATGCACAAGGTTCGATAACAGCGTCCACTGCCGACGGTGTCGCTTCAATAACTTTCGCCTTGAAGAACAGCGATGACGAGTACTTCGAGGTAGAAGAGGTTCCTGTGCTGTCGGAAGGAAGGAATGGTACTGATGGGCAACCCGGTACGCCTGGTACTCCGGGGGAACCTGGTGCGAGCGGTGAATCTGCTTGGTATCTCACTTTGAGTAATGACAATGCGTCCATCAACTGCGATTCCGACGGAAACATCCTTCCGCTGGCGGTAAGACCTACCTGCCAGGCAAAACTATACCATGGCAACACCAGGCAGGCCACCGGAATCGACTACAATGTAGATTATGGCGGTGCATCCGGGGTTACTTCCGGTGTGTCGTCAGATGGAATCCTTACTCTTACTTTCGGGTCAGGTTTCAATTTCACGGGAAGCACCGTATCCATCACTATTTCAGCATCCACTGAGAGCGCTTTGAGGGATGTGAAGGTAATGAATGTCACCAAGTCCTATGCCGGTGGAAGCGGAGACACCCCGTATATCGGTGCCAATGGTAACTGGTGGATTGGAAACACCGACACCGGCGTGAAGGCTGAGGGAAGTGATGGCGATGATGGAAACACGCCATATATAGGCAATAATGGGAACTGGTGGATTGGAAACACCGACACCGGCGTAAAGGCTGAGGGCAGTGATGGAGAAGATGCCGTATCTTATTGGCTGCAACCTTCATTCGGCGAAGTTATCTATGACAGGAACACGAATGTTCCAAGCCCAACAGGGATAACCTGTGCGGCTTACAAGCAGATTGGGCAGGGTGGTGTATTACCGGCAACAGATGCGAACATCACATACATATGGCAGTCAAGGAGAAGCGGTTCATGGTCATGGCCGGAGCAGCCATATACAGGTCAGACCATAGACATCACATCAGGAACATGCGAATCAGCCAAGAGGCTTAGATTCTACCTATATGTTGGTTCATCCCAGGTTGACCAGGAGGATGTCGAGATACTAATGGACGGTCTCAATGGAGAAGATGGTCAGGGAAGGACCGGTGCAGCCATAAGAGGTCCTTATGACTATGCGGAACACAGTGCGAGCACCAGGTGCTGGTGTGCAGGCACGAGTTCATCCACCTGTGACGATTGCGACAAGTGGATTGATGTGGTACTTTGCGGAGACACCTATTACTACTGCAACACCACATACTATGGAACCCTTGCATCCCACTTCCCAGGGTATTGGACATCTGGTGAAACTTTCGATTTTGTAGCGGCGAATCTTATCATGGCGAACAATGCGAAAATAAAGTTCCTTTCAGGCAATGAGATATACCTCATGGATGGAAACAATGTGACAGGAGGTCTCGCCGGAGGCACAGGTGTCACTTTCTGGGCTGGTTCTGACGGACCTTCTGATGCTCCATTCCAAGTTGATGCCGATGGAGGCATGACCGCCACAACAGGAAATGTGGCAGGATGGGATTTGACTGCGAGCGGATATTCACATACCGGTGGACAGGGCGAGGATTATCTCCACAGCGAAATAAACCATACCGGAATAGAGTTTGATGCTTCTCCTGCAGGAAACAACCAGCATTTCTCAGCTGGACTTGACGGAATATCTTTCAACACCGAAAGCGTAGGACTCACAGGTCTTGAAATGCAAGGTGAAGACATGAAGATTGTATTCGCAGATAGTATGATTCCCAACCCGCCACCAGGAATCAACACCGACATGGACATTACTGGGCATAAGAACCTTGGCGTGGCTGAACTTGAAAATGGTCTGTCCGTCAAAACACCTGTCTATGTGGAAGACAACATGTACACCCAGGTGAAGGTAAATGCCAGCGGCACTGTGACCGGGTACAACACTGTGGTGTCAAGTCCTTTCACGGGATTGAAGATTGCTGTGATTACCACCGGCTCAACATATTCCACATATTTCACCAAGAGCGGCGGTCATTGGATTTTCAATGGGGACCTTGACACGAACATAGACAGCGACGATTATGGGTACATGGTCCAGGTCACATCTTCCGCAGTTGTATCCAACTGGAGAGGTATGGGTTATCCTGGAATTCCTTCCGAGTGGGTTGGAATGTGGTGTGCTTGTGGCAGCAATGGAAGCAGTACCTCATACTTTTACAGACCTACCGGCATTTACGGTCCTAATCACTCCAAGAAGGGAGACACAATCTATTTCGCTGTATAATGGACTTTTCTAATGTGACCTTGGGGAACAGACCTGTAGCGGAGGTCTGGATGGGTGGAATCAAAATCTACCCTGCGGATGTGTTCACCGTATCCCCTACATTAATAGATGTGGACAGCGGCTCCCATTACGAGGAGATTGTGGTCACCACCTTCCATGGAGGTTCGCCTACTGGCGTGAACATAACATATGTGATAGATGAAATAGGGGTGAACATCAGCAGCTATACGGAAAGCACCCCCGGGACCAGGGTGTATGGCTTCACAATCCCTTTCAACACGACAAGGGACACCAGACACACAGAGGTGGTGTTCACCCAGCAGGGAACAGGACAGAGTTATACTGTGGACATCTGGCAGGATGAAATGATGTAAGCACCGCCGTGAACCGGATTTCGCTACCTGTAATGGATTGGTGCTCGAATCCCCCGGGACCGCTGATGATGATAGGCGACCACCCGGGGGGTTCACTTGTCTTCCGCTTTTGGTCCTTTTATTAAAAAAGAAGTTGTTATGAGCAGATTTACTAAATGGCTTTTCGCAGTATGGATTATGCTGGCGATTGCATGCTTTGTAGGAGCATTCTTCACTCCGGTGATGTGGATTAAGGTAATCGGGCTTGTGTTCGGCGGTCTCAATTCCCTGGTGATTTTGTCATGGGGTTTGGCCGCAATCCAGGCTATGATTGAGAATAAGAGATTAAAGATAGAAGAGTGATGCCTTGCCCTTGCAAAAACAGAAAAAAGGCTGTACCTGCACCGAAGCCGCAGGACAAGCCGGAAGAGAATAAGGAGAACAAGTAAATAATGTCAGAAGTTGTAAAAGACCTGTTCTGGGGGATGCCGATAGGATTGTATGTAGTCCTGTTCCTGGCAATCGGCATTGGAATAGCAGGGTTCATCGTACCCCCGCTCGGTGCATTGTCGCCCAGTTTGTTAAAATTCATAGCCCTAATCCTTGCGGCCAGTTGGCTGTTCTACACCACGGCGAACATCCCGGTGTTCATTGAAAGGGGTGCGAAGATAAAGGCGACATACGGGAATGCTACCTTGGAGATTGGTAGGAATAAGAAGAGACAAGAAATGGAAGAACCGGAGGTGGAAGAAGAGAATCAAGAGGCATAAGCCCATTTGAATCCCCCTGCTGTTTCACGATAACCTTTACAACACTGACATATATGCGGAGAAGAAATTTTTGTTTGCCTGGTCGCTTCCGCTATTGAATAGAAATTTTTAATAAAGGTACCATCTGTTGACAACATATCAACAGATGTGTTTGTTTTTTGAACCCTAACTCTTTCTCTTTTTGTCCCATAATTATTGTTGTATTTAGCATCGCACCACTCAAGATTATTTACGATATTATTTATCTTGTTTTCATCTATATGGTTGACTTGCGGTAAATTATCAGGGTTAGGTATAAAAGCAGAAGCAACAAGCCTATGTACTAAATAATTTTTGTATTTATTATCTTTCCTGAGCCTTACGAAAAGATACGAAGCCCTTAAATATGTTTTCAGAATTATGTCTTCATTATTACGCTTGTTGCCTGTTTTCCTTTTCAAACTTTTTACACGACCTAAGTTACTTACTTGGTAGTAACCCTCATATCCGGGTATATCTTTCCATATTTCTCTCATATTGCAAATATACAAAAAATGTCCGCTTCAGTTGGACCTTTTTTAATAAAAAAATGATTAAGAAGATTTTAATTAGTCCAGGGCATGGGATAAACACCCCAGGTAAAAGAAGTCCTGACGGAAGCCTTGAGGAATGGAGGTTCAACAGGGCTGTTGTGAAGAAAATAGCGGAAGGTCTGGACGAGGCGAAGATACCTTATGTGCTGCTCGATATGGGGGCGACAGATGTGACCCTGCAGGGAAGGACGGCGAGAGCCAACACTTTTGGAAAGAACTGCCTGTACATATCGGTCCATGGTAATGCGGCCGGCAATGGGAGCAAGTGGATGAAAGCCAGAGGATGGAGCATATACACCTCCAAGGGTTACACCAAGTCGGACCCTATCGCCGAGATATTCATTGAGAAAGCGGAGGAAATACTGCCTGGCATCGACTGCAAGGTGAGGAAGTATTCCAGCAAGAAATACGACGGTGACTGGGAGGAGAACTTCTATGTGTTGAAGAACACGGTGATGCCAGCGGTCCTCACAGAGAACCTGTTCTATGACAACCCGGAGGACTGCGAGATTATGAAGTCGGAAGCAGGGGTCGAAGCAATAGCCAAGATACATGTCGAGGCACTGAAGGAAATAATCGGGAAGGAATTCTAGACCTCGTCGTCTAGGTATCTCCAGGTATAGCCATGTGCTGATTTGTTCCGGCCTCTGGCGGCATTGCACAGGTGGCTCTGGTTCCATCCGGTTTCCTTCGCCACATCGGAGCATGAATCCCAGATTTTGACGAGTTCCCCGTCGAGCGTATACTGACCGACTTTCTTCTTGTTTGAAACACCAGGCTTCCTGTGCCTTTCCTGGTGCTCGAGCCTGAATGTGTTGACCACCCACGCCAGAATATCCTTATAAGGTAGCGTGGATGAGAAGTAGAACTCCTTTCCTTCGAATATGTCGGAGACGATGACCAGACCAAGAAACCCTTTGACTTCGGACAACATGCCCTTGACCTTCTTCTCATCTACATAATCAGGGGTGGTGAGTATATACCCGACATTGGTACACCTGTTCCTGGTCAGCATCCACCCACTGCATATTGGTTTGTTTTGAAAACACCTTTCTAATACTTCCATACTTCAAATATACAAAAAAACTCCTGATTTTAAAGAGATGATTATCAAAAAAATACTTGCGACAGCCCTTGTTTTTTTCTTGGCCGCCGGGTGCGGAACAATAAAGTATGTGCCTGTCGAGACGAACACCGAGGTGCATGTGAAGGACAGCACCGTATACCATGTGCTGGACAGCGTGAGGATAACCGAAGCCACCAGGTACAGGGACATGGCGTGGTTGGGAGACACGCTGAGAATAGAAGGTTCCAGGTCCAGGATGTGGGCATGTGCCGATACCACAAAGGAAGCGGTCCTGGGAGGTCTGGAGGAGGACGAGGTCGAGGAGAGGTTCAAGATAGTGTACAGGGACAGGGTTGAATACAGGGATTCCATCCAGACGAGGGATGTCCCGGTGCCGGTGGAAGTGGAGAAAAAGGTGACACCGAAATGGGTATGGTGGTCCCTGGGAATCAATCTTATACTTTTTTTAATAGTTTTAGCAAAATTATTGAGATTTTTCAAAATTGGCTGATAATTATATTTACAAATACATGCAATTTTTGTATATTTGCATAAAGACAATATGAACCGGATTGGTTGTGCATCACCAATTGAACCAAGACGGACCTTAATAAGAAATAGATGACCCTGGAAAGAGAGTAACTGGAGTGATGCCCGGCGAAATCTTTCCGGGGTTTTTTATTAACATGAAAGACTATAAATTCACATGTGTACCAAAGAACTTAATGCTGGCACTTGACGGAAACTGCAAGGTGATGCTTTTCACCCTTATCCAGTATTCTGATTACGCATCCGGGGAGGATGGTTGGTTCTATGCGCCTAACACGACGCTACAAACACAGGCAGGATTGTCAAAAAACCTGGTAATAGCCACACTAGATACCCTTTACAGGGCTGGCATCATTGATATTAAATGTATAGGGGTTGGAACAGGGCATAAGTCAAACCGTATAAAAGTGAACACTTCCTCCTTCGACAAGTACGATGAATACAAGGTTGAGGACATCCTCGGAAACCCTGAACTGCAGATTCGGACCGTCGATTACAAGAACAACTATTCACCTTCTTACCTACAAGAAAGTAAAAAAGTATGTAAAGAAGTATGTAAAAAAGTGAACACTATTATAGATAATATAGAAAATATAGATAATATAAAATTAGATAATTCTGTATTAAATAATAAACCAATTGAAGAGAAAGAGATGAAACAACCTACCCAGGAACTGGTCCAGGGCGGAAGCCCGTCAAACCACCCCAATGATTTTACTGTTGAAGACATAAACCAACTCCCTTACATGGAGAGGGTCCTGGAGAAAAAGTACCAGAGGATTCTGAAAAACATACCAGGGGTTGAGAAGACACACCCAGGGGCTTATATCGGAGACGGCTTGCCCAACTACACCAGGGAGGTTTCCGATTTCATCCAACACCACGATACAACAGCCATGACCAACCTATTTGTGGAATGGTACGACGGCGGCAGGGAGAAGATAGCGGTACTCGTCCAGGGGCTGTCGCAACAGGCAATCGATGGTATACTGAAGCATTATAATAATGAGGCCGCCCGGCTGGAACCGGTTTATTCGATATAAGAAGTAAATAGATAGAGAGATGAAGAATGAAGATTTAGTAATCAAGTCCCTTATGGGAGAGGTCCCGGACACCACCATCCAGACCAGGATGACCAAGCACGGTCGCCGACACATGAATGATTTTTCCAAGGTGCTCAGGCAGGTGGCAATGGAATGCAAGCCGGTCGAGTTCAGGTACAACTACTGGACGCTGAAATACACCATCACCGACGAGTTCGGGTGCCTTTGCCTGAAATGGACGGTCTATGACGGCGTGACCGGGAGGAAGAAGGAGTTCTTCAATAAGGACTTCGTGAATAAGTGCGGCCAGGTGAGTTGGAAGCAGATGGCGAAGGCGATGAGATTTGTATAAAGCGCCATGTCTGGAAAAGCGTCAGAAAGGAGCTGTACCTTTGTACCATAAACAAGAAAGAATATGAAAAAGATTGCCACTATCATCGCTATGGTTTTAATAACCATCTTCGCCAATGCCCAGAAGATTGACAACAAGGAAGGTCATTTCTTCAAGGTTGGAGGATACACTTTTGAATGCACTTCGTGCTATTCCGAACCCTTCAAGTGCGGAGTGTATACTTTGTATCATGATGACTATGCCGAATTGAAAAACCTGGCAACTTTTATTAAAAACAACAAAGTGGCTTTAGAAAAGAAATTCGGTGTGGTCATAGAAGATTTGGATTATGGATACAGCGATAGTCACTACAAGTATGTAGTATTTATGACTGTCTACGAGTACGAAGGGTATATCAAACATAAGGAATTCAAGAAGTGGCAGAAAGAGACGCAGGCCAGGGAAAAGGAAGAAAGGATGAATTCTCTTAACACGATTTTCTAAAAGCGCCAAGGTTCCAGAGATGTCCAGGATTTATTTTACTTTTGTATTGTGATTAGAAAAACAACCGCTTAATGCAATGAAATAATTAATTGAAACCGGTTTGTCGGATTTTTGTTAATGATTTTAATCAGATGCAAAGGTTTAGTGAATGATGGAAGCCGAAATCTATGGAATTGATTTTAAATCATAAATCCAGAGTTGAAAAAAGCGCCAGATTCACCGCTGACAAAAAAATATGTATTATCTTTGCACCATGATACGGAAAAAGCCACGGCGATTTAAAAGAAAAAAGATGATAAGCGCCACGGCTCAATCCAATTGAAAAAAAGTTTGTACATTTGCAAAAGAAAATAAAATTTAATTTATAAAACTTTTTTTAAAACTTCCCGGCTGGAGGATATGCAACCGTGGCAAACAAAATGGTACGCTACATCAATTGCGAAAATGCCAAAAATGCCGAGGCGAAGATGGTTATGAACTTCTTTGGCCAGTACGAGATGGAGAATGAGCTCCCGGGTACTACCGATACCTATTATTTCGGTACCTCCGAGGATATGTTGGACTTCGCCCATACTCGGACCGACTATCGGGTTTATCACTACGAGATGTATCTCCGGGACCGCAACCCCGAGAGCGGTGCCGACTACGGTTGGAACAAAGTCGAGGGTGGCTACTCCAAGGGCTACTACGAGATGGTCTCCGTCGCCCGATAGTATAGGATATTTGTTGCAAAGATGACTGATGGGGGTGAGTTTTTTAGGGTTTTGCTCACCCCCGGAGGTCAAAAAAAGAAAGAGATTATGAAAATGCAGTTTAGTATTGACACTATTTACGAAGAGACCTTCAGTTGGATGCTGGAAAAGAACAAGCACTATACTATGTGCGAGGTTCCCGACCAGGAAGGATGGTATTACCAGATTTCCATTTGTAAGCTGGAAAAGAAGAATAGTGTGTATGTTACCCTCCACTATGCCTGGAAGAGGTGGTTGCCCGATGGTAGAACATACATTACCGCTGTGCCCGATACCGATACTATTTTCAATATCCAGGTCAATATTGATAAGTGGGATGAAGTTAGGGGGATGGCTATTGCCGGTGCCTATAATGTCGCTGATGTCCTTTACGAGAAAAGCAGCATAAAGCGCCAGGTCCAGGAAAGTGTCGCAAGATAGCTTTACCTTTGCAATACAAACAATAAAAAAAGAAAGAGATTATGAAAAAAGCATTTGTTAAGGCTTTTGCGATTGCGGCTGAGATTGCCAGCAAGTATGGTCTGACCCTTCGGGAGGATGACTTTGATTACAATTACTCCGATTCAACCTGGGTCATTACCCCTTATGAGGGTGACAGCGGTTTCTCTTGCCAGGATGGACTTTGGTGGGGTGAAAACATCGACTCTGGAAGCATCCGGTTTATGGATGGCGACTGGGATATGTTTGACGAAATCGCCAAGGCTCTTGACGGGATTGAACCGGAAGACGAATAGTTTTTAATTAAGGGTGACTGATGGGGGTGAGTTTTTTATGTTTGGGGCTTTGTTCCTCACCCCCGGAGGTCAAAAAAGAAAAGAAAATGGAAAAGAGTATGACTTTTGAAGAGTTCATCAACTCGCCCCTGGACCGCATCAATTTCAAGTCCGAGGAGTACAGAGCGGAGAATGTGGTCGCCCATCATACCGATGAGGACAAGAAGTATGAGGACCCTGCACTTGCACTTGCCGATTACCAGGTGTTCAAGCGTAACTATGAACTGAGAGCCGAGTTCGCCAACAGATACAGCAACTGCCGGGCCAACATTACTGACGAGGCTAAGACCGATGTGTTCGGACGGAATTACAAGGTTCTCACCTATACCGAGGTCTGGGACAAGGTGCTCAAAGTCAAGGAAGTTATTACCTTAAAGTAAGGAGGAATAGTTATGAAACCTACAAAAACCGATTTCCAGTATTTTTTTGGGGCACAGTTTGCAAGTGCTATGTGCGGCTTGAGCAAGAAATCACCTTATGCTTCCTTCGGTCCGGTCACCATCAAGTATGAGCCGGAGGAGTGCGGTTCTTTCACAGATGCCAAGTGGGGTGTATACCTTTTTGATGCTGAACAGAACTTCAGGCTGTCAAAATCCATTTGTCCTATTGGTAGGCTTACACCGGTCTTTGAGGAACACTTCGACTATATGCCATTTGCTGATGAGATTTGGGACAAGTATGGGGACAAGATTTACACCGAACTTGGCAAGTACCTCAACATCGCCAATAAGTAAGGAGGAATAGGATACCTGGCACAATACATAAATACCTTGAGAAAGGAACTCCCCGGTCGACCTTGACCGGTCCTCCGGGGACCGTAAGAGGGTGGGAAGATATAGTCTTTTTGTTAGCCAATATGTTTTCAAACTTCAAGCCCACCCCAGTGATTGCCGATAGGAGTGGCCTCACGGCGGAGCGATACCGCCATCGGCAACATGAATACAAAATTCGAAAATGGTCAGAATAGGGTAGCGACCAGCCCCTTGGTGGATGTCATTCCCACCATCGACACTGTGGATTTCCACAAGGATTACTTTTTCACCAATCTTGACGCTTTCGGCGTGGACCCAGGCAACCGGCCTTCCGATGACACCGATGTCACCGTCAAGAAGTATGCGAAGTTGATGCAGAAAGGCGAGTGGTTCTTCGAACTCAGTCCAATCTATGTAGGTATCAAGTCGCTGAACATCTTCAATGGCGAACACAGACGCAAAGCCATCAACATCGCAATGGAGAAGGGTCTCAAGCCGCTCATCTGCGTGCGGTTCTTCGACGACACGGACGAGAAGACGCTGGAGGGGAAGAGAGACGCATTGAACTCAGGCCGCCACTGGAACAGCGATGACTATGTGAAGGCTCTCATCAGTGAAGGTGATAAGAATTTCATCTTCCTTGACAAGTTCTGCAAGGACAAGGACCATCCTCAACTCCATACGAAGAAGGGGCTTCCATGTTACAACAAGGGTGCGATAGTCCTCGGCAGCACATACAGGGGTTTCAAGGATGCCTATCTCGGCGGTTCCTGGGATATCTCGAATGATGACCTGTATACAGCCGAGAAGAGATACCAGGAAATGGTCAGAATCAAGAAGGCTGTCGGGTATGACGACGCCGGACAGGACTGCTGGATTTACATCGGTGAGGCCTGGTATCAGTTCTCGAGCAATGTGAACTACATGTCCAGGGTCAAGAGGCTTCCGAAGGGTATCGAGAGTTTCTACGACGCTCTGAGGTTTGTTGACAACACCAACTGCAACAAGACCAAGGTCTGGTTCGGCCGGTTTGTCGAAGCCCTGGAAAAGGCGGAAAGACACGCTTAATCCTTCTTTGTTGTCATAATAATATTTTTTCTTTTCTTGGAGACGAGGGGTCCGGCTTTGTCCGGCCACTTGTTTTTTTATAAATAACTCCCTACCTTCGCAGAAAAAAAAGAGCCATGATTGAATTCAGCAAGAGCATGTACTCGGCGATTAAGAACAAGACCGCCACGAAGGAAGAAATTGCAAACTATCTTCTCACCAACCTCACAGTAATGGAATTGGCCGAGGAACTTGCAGACTACATAATGAAAGAAACCCCGGTGAGCCAGCCCATAGCGGTCACCGAGGAGGAATATGAGCGGATTTGCTCCCTATTTAGAGTGAAGGGCACCCGATGTGTGGAGGGGAACTACATCAAGGAGACCAGGGGAAGAAAGAAGACCACCAATACGGATTAGTCCAGGGGCTGTGCGAACACCGCACCGCTGAGACTGTCCGGGCACCATCCCTCATTGTCATTCTCATCGAGCACCCAGGTGTACAGATTGTGACCCTGGTATCCTTTGGGGAAGTACATGTGCTTGGATGTGTTCCCGGACACGCTAGTAATCTCTATGAGGACGGCATTCGGCCTCGAAGTCCGGGGGTCCCTCCTGCCATAGGAAACCTGCCTTGCGGTAAGTTTCGATATGTGCCTGTGGATGATGTCATACTTGTCCACGGCATCCATGGATTCAGCCGCTCTCATGAAGTTCTCCACAGTGTCTCCGGAGCCTTTCTTCAACAGCCCCGCAATAGCCCTTCTTTTGCCCTGTAGCGAGTTCAAATAGTCCCGGTGGTCCCTTACCTCATCCTCGACCTTTGAAAGCCTTAAATCCCGGCTTTTTTTATCAATAAATCCCTCCATGTAGGAGTCGATTATTCTTTCCTTCTTCCCGGAGAATTCATCCATCTTTTTCCGGGCGGCCTCCAGTTTTCCGTCGATTATTTCCAATTCCTTCCGGTACTCGTCAAGTTTTCCTTCGCTGATGTTCATGAGCCACATCATGTGGAGACCGAAGGCGAAGCGGTAAAGGAGTTCATCGGCGACCTCACGGCGAAGCGCGAACCCATTCGAGCAAGGTCCATGATGCGTATGCCTGCAGCATACATAGTGTCTGGAATTGGATGTGCATGTCGCTCCGCACTCCGGGCATTTGATAAGTTTCGCCCCCAGGAACACCCGGTCTCCCTTCCTCATAACAATTTTGTTACTTTTGCGAATTTCCTCGCATCTGTCGAAGAGGTTCCTGTCTATGATGGGCGGATAGTGCATGCCGGATTCGCTGGTCTCCTCCCCGATGTAAGCCCTGCACCTGAGTGTCTTGGATATCTTGTTGTCGGTAATTCTGATTCCCCTTTCCCTCATTTCCTTTGCAAGCGTATATGTGCTGTACTTCCCGGTGCTGTACAGGTCGAAGATTGTCTTGACCACATCGCTTTCCTCCTCATTCTCCACGAAGAACCCGTCGACCACCTTGTAGCCGAACTTGACTGTGTGCCCTCCTATGTACTTTCCCTTACTGGACATCGATGTCTTCGCCCTCTTGAACTTCGCCTTCCTCTCCTCATTGTCCTGTTTGGCGAGTATGGCGAGAAGCCCCATGGCGAGTTCCATTCCAGGGTCAACCCTCCCGTCAGGGGTGAGCAGGTGCAGATAGGGGTTCTTGCATATGACCTGCACGCCATGCCTGACGAAGAATGTCTTCAAGTCGATGTACACCTCCTCGGTGCGGAATGCCCTGTTCAGGTGCCACACGGCGTAGCACTTGATTCCGGGGTCGCTCTCAATCATCCTCTTCACCTCGTCAATCATCTCCCTGTACTCGTCATCGACCTTGGCCGCAGACGCACCCTGCCTCTCGACGCATACGATGTCCTTCCTCCTGTATCCCTCGGAAATGCAGAAGTCAATCAATTCTTTTTTCTGGTCCTCCGTGGACTGGCTGTCGGTGGAGGTGCGTACCATAATCAAGACCTTGCTCATAATAACTACTATTTGCAGGCGAAGATACACCATTATTTCCAGAAATGCAAATATAATTTAATGGGGAAGCCGCTATAGCCGCCTCCCCAATATCATAATATCGAAATTATTGCTAATCAAGGGTGAAAATTGTGAAGTCGGTGGCAATCCCATGTTCCGCAAGGTATCCCCCAAGGGCTGTGGTAGCCGCTATGACGAGGTCAATCTTCTGCTTGGAGTACGACTGTTTGACCGGCTTGATGTTCCCATTGCTGTCCTCCTTGATGCTGCAGTTCATAATCTGCCACAGGAAGTTCTGGCTCTTCTGCAGCACCGCCTCACCGCACAGCACCAGTCTCTGGAACTCCTTTGTGGCCTGTGAGTAGTTGCCTATGCTCTGCGAGAATGGCACCAGGTTGTATCCCATCTCTGTCATGGTTATGCTCCATTGCGACGAATTCCAGCGGTCATAGTACACTGCTGTCACCGGGCATATGGAGTTTATCCACACAATCTTGTTGGTGATGTAGTCGTAGTCCACTATGTTCCCCGGTGTGAGGTCGAGTTCCTTCAGCGTATGGAACTTCTCGTACAATGCCCTGTTCGGGTGCTCCCTGTATGTGTCCTCCGGCAGGAATGCCCAGTAGAAGAAATACCTCTTGTCCTCTATGGGAATCATGACCGACAGTGCTGTTGTATCTCCCACAGACGAAAGGTCGACGCCCACTACGCACGGATATCCCGTGAAATCCTCTATCTTCATGTCTTTCATGCACCCGACCACAATCTCGGGCTTAATCCAGGTGAATTCGGATGTACACCACATGTTGAGCGTCTTGGTCTTGACACCGGTCTCGGCTGTCGGGTCAACCTTCGCCTTGTTCACCTCGCCCTCCATGAACTCCCTTGTGACGGTCACCCCCAGGTTGGGCTGGCACTTGATGAAGTTCTCCGGGTCGGTCCAGTCATCATCAGGGTCGAGTTGCCAGATGAAAGGAAAGAAGTTGTCCATGTCCTTTCCATCCACACCGCCAAGAACCTGCACAGCCAGTTCATACATGTCATGACAGGGGCTTGAAAGGTTGAATCCTGCGGTTGTGATGATGATTGCGAGCGGCTGCTCCCTCATACCCTGGGAAGATTTAAGGACATCATACATCTTCCTGTCCTTGGCCTCATGGAACTCATCCAGGAAGTAAGCGGAAATATTCATACCATCAGCCCTGGACGCATCAGATGATATTACCTTGCATATTCCATTGTTGAACCCGGTCTCCACATAGTTCCTGTACTGCTTTATAACATTCTCCTTCGGGTCTATCGACTTGCTGAACTGCGTGATGTAGTTGAACAGTATCCTCGCCTGGTCAACACTGTTGGCCGCACATACAATCTCCGGCGACGCCTCTCCCTCCATAATCATAAGGTACAATGCAAGTGCCGCCATGAATGCATCCTTACCAGCCTTCCTCGCAACCTGTATGTACAATTCTGTGGCGACCCTGAACCCTGTCGCTTTGTACTTCAGGAACAGGTTTATCAGTATGTACTCCTGGAATGGCTCCAAGATAAAAGGTTTCCCGGCACTCTTACCAAGGAAATGCTTGATGGTCGCTATGAAATCCACACAATCATCAAATCCCTTCTCATCAAGGTATATGTCATCCCTGGAAAGGAACCTCTCGAACCTGGCGACAGACTGCTTGATGAGATTGCATGAAAGAATCCTCCCGGACTTGATGTCATCTATGTAGGTCTTCCACTTCGTATGCTTCATCTCTTCTCGACTTTGCCCTTAACAAACTTCTCCAAAACACTTTCTTCCTGTACCGGCTCCGCTATGTCCATAGTCAGTGCCGACTTCAGGGTTAAGCCCAACTGCTTCATCAGTGCCTCCAATCTTACGGCGGTGGTGTCCCTCGCCTTCAACAGCGGACTTGGCTGCGCCCCATACCTGCCCATCTCTATGATTGATTCCAATCCGTCTATCTCCTGGGACAACCTTATGAACTGGCTGTAATAGGTTTCCAGCATGAGCAATGAACACTCCCATTCCGGGGCGACCTCTCCTCCATTCTTGCTGGCAAGGAAATCCCTCACCACCTTCATGAACTTCTTGACCTCCCTTTCAGTCTTATTCGACTTTATTTCTTCCTCACTTAATTTTCTTTTTGGCATATTATTGAATATTATCTCTTATTATTTTTTATTAAAAGGTAAAAAAAAAGAGGACAAGCCTTTCGACCCATCCTCTTTCCGATATATGAAAAACAGTATGCTAACAATGCAAATATACAAAAATCTTTTAATAATGTAAAGGGACAATTTGGGCTGGGGGTCAAAAAAAAATCAGCGTGGAATATATAGGTTCCAAACCCGATTTCAAAAACCAAAACACGCAATCCAAAACCGCTTCCAATCCTTAATCCTTTTGCTTATCATCCATCTCATCAACCATCTGTTTTGAGTCCAAGACGCATGTGAAGAAAAGAAATGAGGTGGCGTACGGTCTGGAGACCAATAGTTTTCCACATGATTTCCCTTCACATTTCCTGCATTCCAAATCAATGGCGCACAGCCAATATCACCATCAACCCCCGGGTGCCAGTCCATCATCGCCAAACATCCATCCAGTCCCGATGCGATACACGCAACACCAATCTCATCCCTGCATCATGCCGTCAATACCATGACCTCCTGCCATATCCTCCACCCTCCCAACCCGGGTACATCCCTCACAACATCATCATCAATCATCCTTTCTTCAATCTCACTTCAATTCATGCATTTCATATATGGTGGAGGAGGGGGGAGCGTCCCGGGGTTCCAGGACACCAAGAGGAGGGGGTATTGTTAAAATTTTTTACGAACCCCCTCCAAACCTCACGCGGGAGATAGGGACGGACAAAATGTGAGTTTGTCTGGACCGGAACCTCACAAACCTGGGACGGCATCGAAGTTTTCGTCGGAGAATACGAGGATGTCCCTCTTTTTCCTCTTGAATGTGAAGAAGAATTCTGTAAGCAGGGTCTTCTTCACATATTCATACCCTTCGGTCTCGTCGACCTCGCCCTTGAATTTTTTCAGGGCGGTCACCATCGCCGACTGGAAGATGTCCTCCATGGTGTTTCCATTCTCGACGACTACATCCGGGTTGCGGACCATGCCGCTGAACTCGTCAAAGTGCTTTGTTATGATTTCACCTATCGTCATCGCTGTACAGTTCTTGGAATAATTCATCGAGTGCCTGGAGTATCTTCTCCGGGGACTGGTGCCCCTGTTGTGCCGCATGTATCTCGCCATGGCAGTCCTTGCACACCGATTCCAGGTTGTGGTAGTCCAGGAGCATGTTGTAGTTTATCTCCCCTCCCCGGAATGGGCTTCTGATATGGTGCACATCCTCGGCCGGTGTCACCTTGCCATGTTTCAGGCATTCCTCGCATATGGGATGCTCCTTCATGTATGTGTCCCTCAATTTCCTCCAGTGCTTGTTCTGGTACGCCTTCTGGCGGAGTTTCCTCATGTCGGTCTCCTTCCTCGGAGCCTGGCTCCTCTTCTTCCTCTCAATCTTGTTTATGCGTGGCATGCTATTCCTCGAATATGTTGTTATTGTCCTCCGGGACCTTGTAGTCTGGGTCCGCCTCCAGTTTCTTCCTGTCTATCAACCTGTACAGGTAATCCTCATTCTCCGTCAGCCATGAGCCGATTATTGTCCTAATCAGCATTGAATAATTGGTGCCGAGGGCTGCTGACAACTCCGACAGCACCAGTTCCTGGTGCGGTGTCACCCGCACGCTAACTTTTCCGCTTCTACTCATCATCTTTTTGTTATTAATATAGTCCTTATTGCTTGGAAGTGAATAGTTCTGCAGGGGGATTGCACGGTATGTACCTGCCTTTTTCAAGATTTATCACCGCCTTCTTCTCCCAGTGTTTGTCCCCTTTCTTCCCGAACTCCGTGGTGTGTTTCACCAGGTAGCCCGCATATCCCACAAATGCTTCTTTCAAGGTTTTCGGGCTGAACAACAGCATCCCGTCAGGGGCGATGAACACCAGGCATGCTTTTGCATTCAGGAGTTTCTTCCACTTTCCATTCTCCATGTTCCCGAACTTGTCCTCTGCATTCACGAAGTACACCGGGGTTCCGCTCACCGGGGTTCCGCTGGTTGTGCCGGATTCGAACCTGAGTTTCTCGTATAATTCTCTGGTGAAATAGTCCCGGAACTCCCCATCCTCTTTCATCTTGTACCCCCCATTTATTCTTTTCACCTCCACAGGGTATTCCCTGTCATCATCGGTGGTTATCGATACATCCTTCACAGAATAGTCCTCAATCTCGCTTGCGGTGGCTGAAGTGACCCAGTCGTAGTTGGCCTCGAAATAGTCCGCCACCCATTTGTTTGTGGGGTAATCTACTTTATTCATGTGCATCCTGTTTTTCAAAAATTATTTTCACGAGGTAGAGCAGGAGCGGTATAATCGACACCCCTGCCCAGATTCTTAGTGCTAACAATATTTCTGTCATAATGTCTTTTATTATTAAATATCACATCAAACCAAAAAGTTCAAAAAAATCGACATGTTTTTGAAAAAAAATTCCGTCAGCCATTTTAGCACCTTTTCCAAGAAAATGTAATATGGCCATATTTGATATTTTTAAGAGGAAGCAGGAACCCGCTCCGGCTCCTGTGAAAGAGGAAAGAGGGCTTTTGGACGGCATCGGTCTCACATATGGGACCTTCTCGACCTATGCGAACACGAAGGCGATGCAACTCAGCACCGCATACGCCTGCACAAACATCATCAGCGACGCAGTCGCACTCCTTCCGCTCAGGGTGAAGAAGTATGAGAAGGGAAAGATGATTGACATCGAGCATCCGCTCAAGAAGATTCTGAACCTTGTGCCCAACAAGAAGTACAACCACTTCGACTTGTTCAAGTTGCTCATCGAATCTGTCATCCTCCAGGGGAATGGCTATCTGTACATCGAGAGGGACGAGCGTCTGAATGTGAAGGCACTCCACCTGCTCAACCCAGCATATGTCCAGCCGATGCCGCAGGAGGACGGGACTGTGAAATACATAGTCGCCGGGATGGATTCTGCGGTGGATGCGGTGAACATGATTCACCTCTTCCAGCACTGCGACGAGATGTTCAATGGCATCTCTCTCCTGAAGTACGCCAGCAAGACCTTGAATGCGGCATGGGACACCGAGGACCAGTCCAACAAGTTCTACAAGAGGGGAGCCGGTCTGCTCGGCGTGCTGAAGGCGGCCGCTCCTTTGACTGACGCTCAGAAGGGTCAAATTGCACAGAGTTGGGAGAAATCCATCAGCAAGACCGCCAGCGGCGGCGTGGCGATTCTTCCCCAGGGAATCGATTTCCAGGCGATATCGGTCAACCCTGAGGACGCACAGCTGCTTGAGACCAGGCAGTATTCCGTAATAGACATCTGCCGGTTCTTCAATGTCAGCCCAATCAAGGTCTTCGACTACGGTCACCTGTCCTACAACTCGCTCGAGCAGATTGAACTTTCATTCCTGCAGGACACCATCCTTCCGTATGTGCAGCTCATCGAGGACGAGTTCAACCGCAAACTCTTCAAGCCCTCGGAGATTGGAGAACTCTATGTCGATTTCGACTTCACCCAGATGCTCCAGGCCGACAAGAAAACCGAGGCGGAATACTACAGGACGCTGGTCACCAATGGCATCCTCAGCCTGAATGAGGCGAGGGAGAGGCTCGGATTCGCACCGCTCGACGGAGACGAATACAACAACACCTACCTCCAGTTGTCCTATGGTTCTGTCAAGAACATAGCGGATGGTCTGTACATCAAGCAGAACCCGCAGGATGCGACCGGGGAGACCAAGGTGGACA